AACGCGCGCCGAAGTAATTCGGATGAGGGGAGGGCGTATAAACGCAAGTGGATTGAGAGCAACAGAGACAAGGCGCTCGCTTACACCAAAAGTTGGCAGGCTAGAGTTGGCAAAGACCGAGTCAATGAGGTAGCCAAAAATTGGCGAGAAAGAAATCCGGAATCATTTAGGGAAAACGTATCAAGATGGCGCAGGGAAAACCCTCACAAAGATCGGGCTAAGACGAGAAGGTATCAGGCTTCAAAGCTTTTGGCCATGCCGGGTTGGGCTGATCCAGGGGCTATAGAAAATTGCTATCTAGAAGCTGAACGGATGTCTATAGAGACAGGTATTCCTCATGATGTTGACCATATCGTACCGCTTCAATCCAAGTTGGTTTGCGGGTTGCATTGGGAGGGGAATCTTGTTGTGATACCGTCATCAGAGAATAGGAAAAAGGGTAATAGGCAGTGGCCCGATATGCCATAGGTCTTTACAAAATCTCATCACTAATGTAAGGTGGCGTTACCTGTGAGTGATTGTCTGCCTTTGTGGGTTGCGACTACGCGGCTCATCGGCTCCCCCTTCAGCCGAGCACGTCCCCCAATCACTCGCAGGGCCTCCAGGTCTAGCCGCACCGTAAGCGAGCGCATGGCCCGTTAAATCGTCTCCGCAGGGCAGGGACAAGTCCGGCATTCGTGCCTCTCTTGTTTTCGCCTATGGAGTTTTAACGTGAGCAATTCGCTTCTTACAATCAACATGATTACCAACGAAGCCGTTCGTCTGTTCACGCAGACCAACGCTTTCCTTCGTTCGGTGAACCGTCAATACGACGACCAATTCGCCCGCACTGGCGCCAAGATCGGCAACACGCTGCGCATCCGACTGCCGAACGATTACGTGGTCAATACCGGCCCCGCGATCACCCCGCAAGGCACGAACGAGCAGAACACGACGCTCACCGTCGCGACCCAAGCTAACGTCCCGGTCTCGTTCGGTACGGCTGAACGCACGATGAGCCTTGACGACTACAGTGAGCGCATCCTGGCTCCGGCAGTCAACCGCCTGGCTGCATACGTCGCTAACGACCTGATGAACGTTGCCGCGTCGAGCTGCAACATCGTTTCGAAGACCAACGCGACCGCATCGCCGGACGCTGGAACGTGGTTGCAAGCTGGCGCGATTCTGGACCAGAACCTGTCGCCGCGCATGGATCGTAAGATCATCATGGACCCGGTCACGCAAGCGCGCACGGTTACGTCGCTCGCCGGCCTGTTCAACCCGCAACGCAAGATCGCGGATCAGTACGAAACGGGCATGCTGACGACCGATACCCTCGGTTTCGACTGGCTCTCGGATCAGACGACCCAGGTTCATACGGTCGGTACGTTCTCGGCAGGTACGGTCTCGGGCGGCGGTCAAACGGGTAACACCCTGACGACCTCGGCGATTACCGGCACGCTGAACAAGGGCGACATCATCACGATTCAGGGCGTGAACGCGATCAACCGCCTGACGGGTCAAGACTACGGTCAGCTCGCACAGTTCGTCGTGACTGCCAACGTGCTCAACGGCGCTACGTCGATCCCGATCTACCCGGCCATTACGCCGGCTCCGGCAGCGTTCAACACCGTTACGGCCTCGCCGGCTGGCGGCGCAACGATCAGCCTTGTGATCCCGGCTTCCACGAAGTATCGCCAGAACCTGGCGTACTACCCGGAAGCTTTCACGCTCGCAACGGCTGACCTCGAAATGCCTACGCAAGGTGTTGTCGAAGCGGCCCGCGCCTCGTTCGATGGCGTCTCGATGCGGATGATTACCGCGTACGACATCATGTCGGACAACCTCATCACCCGTCTGGATCTGCTGTACGGATACGCTGCGATCCGTCCGGAATGGGCATGTATCGTCGCGGATACGCTCTAAGTTTTTCCTCGGTGCGTTGTACTTCCCCCGGCCTTCGGGTCGGGGTTTTTAAGGAAAAACTATGGGCGCTTTCAAGGTCGCGTTCGAACCTAAATCGGAGAATCGATTGAATTACACGACTCCGTATGTCTATCAAGAGTATCCGAAGTGGGTAACTCTCGCGGACGGCTCGCAGATCATCGTCAATGACGCAGAGGAAGAACATGCGGCTATTGGTCCGGTTACTTCCGACACTGGTGGAGATAGGGATTCGCTTATGGCAGAGGCGAAAGCGCTCGGCCTGAATCCGCACCATAAGACAGGCGTCGAAAAGTTGCAGCAGCTTATCAACGAATCCAAAGGGGTTTCAAATGCGTAAGTTTCTTGCTCACTATGTCGGCGCTCTTGTCGCCGCATGTGCTCTCATTCCGTCGGCCCACGCTCAGTTCAATCCGAGCAACGGCTTTCAGACGATCACCAACCAATGCGGCACGTACTTTCTGCAATCGAGCACGTACTACAACGGTCAAGGCGTTTCGGTTGGTTCGACGCTTCCGTTCTGCGCGGGCGCACTGAGCCAGCAAAACGGCGCTAGCGTTTCGATTCAGCCGGCCAAGTACACGAACGCCAATCTCCCTACCTGCAACGCTTCGTCTTCGGGCCTTATCGCCGTCGAAACGGATGGCGCGGCCTCGCCGGTCTACGCGGCAACGGCAACGGGTAGCGGCACGCTCGCTGTGCAAGTGATGTGCACGAACTCGAACGGCTCGTATAGCTGGACCAACCACTAAGCAGGGTGCTGCCTTGGATAAGAATTTCGGTTTGAATGGTGGATTCGCGACTGTTTCCACTTCGAAGGGCACGTATCTTTACCAGGGTGGCAAGTATTACGACACTCAGTTTAACTATGTGAGTGACACGCTGCCGGATCAGACGCCGCATCTGTCTGTTTCGGTAGCGGCAAATGCCGCGGCTCTCGCAAGCATCACGAGCAGTCCTACGAAGGTTCTGGCAAGCGGCGGCGGCGCTCAGGCGCGCGCATGCACTACGGCGGTCACGAATACGACTGGCGTAGTTCAGATGCTCCCGCTGATTATCCCGGCCAATACGGTTCCGAGCAGCGGCGCGCAAGTCGATATTCAGTTCTCGTTCTCGAATAACAACAGCGCGACGGCCAAACAGGTCTACGTCACGCTGGGCGGTATTCAGGTTGGGCCGGCGACGAGTGCGACGACGAACGTCTTCACTGAAGGGCGTTTGCGTCTGCGCACGGACGGCGCTGGAAACCTGATTTGCTCCACGGTCTCTGCTGATGGCGCGACCTCGACGGCGTATCAGTCCATCGCAATGGATATGACGAAGGATCAGCAGCTCTGTTTCTGGGGATCTGTTGGTGCTGTTGGCGATTCGATGTACCTTCAAGGCTATACGGTCTCCGTAACGGCCTGTCCTGCTGCTCCTGCTCCGGCTCCCGTTCTGCCTGGCAAGAAGATCTTCTACGGCGTGAATAGCCATCCTGGCTACTATCCGGTTGTTAGCGGTAAGCAGATGGTCGATCTGATGAAGTCGCTCGGCATGACCGTACTTCGTCTCGACTACAACGGACCTTCGAATGCTGCTGCGATTCAGGCGTATGCGCAGGCGTTCCTCGAAGACGGCGGAAACCTACAGGTCTACTGCATCGTCAATGGATCGATGGAATCGTCAGCCGGCGTCGCATACGCCAATGAGGCGGCTGCATACGCTGGAAACTTCGCGCTTGCTGCGGGCGCTGCACAGGCCCTTGGGCGGTACGGCGTGACGATGTATGGCTGCGGCAACGAACTCGATTCGAAGAGCGCTGGAGGCGTGAATATCCGCACTCCTGCGCCTCCTACGTGGACGGCTGGCTCGAAAGCGGCTGACTTCGTGAATTCGGTGTATCCGCTGTTCCGGGGCGCATGCAGAGGCATGATTGACGGCGTTAAGTCGGTGATGCCTAACGCGATCTGCGGATCGAATGCCTTCACGAACGCATCGATTTATCTCAGTGACTGCCTTTGGAATGGAACGGCGCCGGATGGATCGACTGGCTATGCGGTATGCCGCTGGGATGTCACTGACTGGCATCTGTATTCGCAGGGTGATGCTACCAACGTTGTGTACTCGCAGGGCGGCGGCTCGATTAAGTTCAACCAGCTGCAATACCTGGCTCAGGCGTACGGTAAGCCGATTTTCATTTCGGAATTCAACCCGATTGGCACGACTGGCGCGACGAACGATGCAGGAAACGCGACTGTCACGCCTCAGTGGATGACGTCTTGGGTTGCGCTCAAGGATAAGTTCAACATCGCGTCGATCATGTTCTATGACCTGTTTGACGGCACATTCCAGATGATCCCGGCTGATGTCCCGCCGTACACGCTGAACCAGACAGGCGCGGCAATTAAGGCGTTCATCCAAGCAAATCCGGTGAATCGATGACAGTTCCGGCTCCGACCACTCCCGGCGACATCATCACGCTGGCGCTTAAAACCGCCAATGTGGTCGGTGTCGGCCAAACGCCTGAAGCGGAGGATATGAACGATGCGTTCAATCTTCTCAATATGCTTCTGGCTCAGCTTCAGCGCCGGCGATACTTCGTTTACGGCCTGACTACGACCAGTTTTCAGGGCAATAACTCGGTCTCGTACACTGTCGGCCCGGGTGGGAATTTCAACATTCCTAGGCCCGCAAAGATCGAATCGGCGTTCTTCCGGCAGAACAATACGACCTCTTACCCGGTCGATTACCCGCTTGAAATCCTTCGATCTCAAGAGGATTACAACCGGATAAGCCTGAAGACGCTGAACGCGTTCCCTCGGTACTGCTTCTACGATATGGCTTACCCCACGGGTAACCTGTTCGTATGGCCGGTTCCGAATAATACGTACACCATCTTCATCAGCACGATTACGCAGATTCAGCAGTTCGTAGATGTGTCGGATCAGATCGCGCTTCCGCCTGAATACAGCGCGGCGCTTATGTGGAATCTGGTGATGGAGTTGTATCCGTTCTACGGCCTTCCGGTGAATCCTGTAGTGGTAGGGAAGGCTGAAGCGTCGCTCCGGATCATCGAAGAAGCGAACGTACAGATTCCGCAGCTCGCTATGCCGCCGGCGCTGAAGAACAATCGCGGATCGACTTACAACATCTATGGCGACTTTATGATCGGGAGTTCGCCGTAATGCGCATCCCGCTCACTACCGGCGCATATGAGGCGCGCTCGCTTGTCGCTGAGGCGCAGCGCTGCGTGAACCTCTACATGGAGAAAAATCCGCCTGACGCGCAGTTCCCATTCACGTGCTATCCGACGCCTGGATTGGATCTGCTCGCCACTGCTGAACCGACAGAGGGGAGCGGCTGGCGCCAACTGTGGTTTGCATCGAATAACAAGTTCTACGGAGTCTGTGGAAACACGGTCTTCGCTATCAGCGAATCATGGGCGCTGACGCCGTTGGGGAACATCGCGAGCACTTCTGGTTACGTCTCAATGACGGACAACGGCAACTACGTTGTTATCGTGGATGGCTCCAACCGGGGTTGGACGATCAAGCTTGCTGATGATTCGTTCGCGCTGATCTCTGATTCTGCGTTCCTTGGCGGTAACACGGTGGGGTTTGTCGACGGATACCTCGTGTTCAACTCGCCAGGCACGAACGAATGGTATGTGTCTCTGGTGAATGAAGTATCGTTCGATGCGCTCGATTTCGCTTCGAAGTCTGGCTATTCCGATCTTCTGGCCGGCGTAGGCGTGGCAAAGCGATACGTATATCTGTTCGGGCAGCAGACGACTGAAGTATGGTTTGACGCCGGCGATACGCCGTTTCCGTTCAATCGTCTGCCAGGCGTGTTTATGCAGTTCGGATGTGCCTCGCCGGGCTCCATCGCTCAGATGGACGGTAATCTGTACTGGCTGGCTCAGTCGCCGCAAGGCAAAGCGATGGTTGTTCGCTCGCAGCAGTTCAATGCCGAGCAAATCTCAACGTTCGCACTCGATAACGAGATGCAGGGTTATTCTGACCTGGACCAAGCTATCGGCTTCACCTATCAGCTTGATGGCCATTTCTTCTACGTGCTGATCTTCCCTGAGTCGGACAAGACCTGGCAGTATGATCTGAGCACGCAGCAATGGAACGAGCTGATATGGATCGATGGGAATGGTCAGGAGCACCGTCACAGGGCGAATTGCTATGCGAACGCCTATGGTATGTCGGTAGTTGGCGACTGGCAGAACGGGAAACTCTACCACTGGAATCAGAACACGTACACGGACGAAGGGAATCCGATTCCTCGCATTCGTTCGTTTATGCATGGCGTGGATGAGGCTTCGAACCGTATTCACTACATGTCGCTGATTGCGAACATGGAAGTAGGAAACGGCATCGGGACGAACGTGGATGTGCCTGTGTTCCTGCGGTGGAGCGATACGCGCGGCGTGTCATTCGGGAACGCAGTACAACGCTCGATGGGCCGGGAAGGGCAGTATCTGACTTCTATCCAGTGGACCCGGCTTGGCATGGCTCGTGACCGAGTATTCGAAATCTCATGGTCCTCCCCTGTGAAAACCGCTCTGCTTGGCGCCTGGGTAGAAGCGCAATCGAATAATCAGTAATGGCGAACCTACAGACAAACGTACCGCTCGTAAATGAAGCCTTTGTCGACAAGAACGGGAATATCACGGAATCGTGGTTTCTGTTCTTGATTCAGCTTTGGCGGCGCACTGGCGGCTCTACGCCTAGCGGCGAGGGGATCTCGATTGACGACGTATTCGCGGTCGAGTCTACGTTCGGTATTTCGGCGCCTGATTCTCTGAAAGAGAGTTTGAGCCAGCAGATTACCGTAGCGCCTACGGTATCGCCAGATTCGTTGTCTGACATGGTTTTTGCGCCTATTGTGGTAACTTCAACGGGCGGTAATGGTACTATTACGGATCAGACGTTTAGCAGTGGCGTAAATTTTACTCCGGGCGTGACAACGGCTCTAACGCTGAGTAATGCTTTCACGAACGGCATGCAGATATGGGTGTTCTTCGACGGTACGTTTCAGGGCGACGACCAATATTCGCTTAGCGGAACTACTCTGACATTCACAAGCGCCATTCCGGTAGGGGTTAGTAAGGTTTACGTCAAAGGATTGAGATAACCACAATGCAGCGCGTACCTAAACCTATCGCCGTTCTCCCGCTGACGACTTCAGCGGCGACGTATTACACAGTTCCGAGCGGCACGATTTCGACCATTGCCAATCT